CCAAGCCGCAAACAATCTCCATATTTGTTCTTCAGCAAGTTGTAAGTTTTTTGCTTTTTCTGATAGCTTAGAATCTAAAAGTATAAATTCTTGCGCCATTGCATATCCACTTTGCTGACGGGTTTCTTGCGTTCTCAATCCTGTCATCATTGCCATTCTATCAATTGCTTGTACTTTTTGGTCAATACTTTTTAATATACCATCAATGCTTTGTCCACCCGGTTGCAAAAGATAAGGACGAAGTCCAGCATCGGTTTCATTTGGTATTGTAATAATTGCACCAGCTCCTGCCGCCGCATCTACTTCTGGTGTTTTAACGAGTGACGGATGGTTTGTTAATCTTATAAGTTGTTCTGCTTCTGACCACTCATTATAGATCGCCATCGCCATGGAAGCGATTGAAGAAACGTCCGACACCCCTATTCCTCTAATTGGTGATCTATTTGCATATACAAATACAGCTGGAACTTTTCCTAATTCATTTGTCATTTCTTCGATTGGTACAATTTTATTACGATCAGTTGGAGCAACTGCATATAAAATAATTTTTTCTGGTGTGAATTCTCTTATATAATATTTTGTTGGTCTTCCATATGCTTGTTGTTCTATTTCTAATAATTTAAGATATTGTAATTCATATAACCCTGATTCAGTTCTTTTAAAACACCAATCCAATATGTTTTCTGGTGTATACAAATTTGCATAGCAACGTAAAGACTGATCTAATTCCTCGGCTCTTGTATTTGCATTTGATTTAGGTTTATCTAATAATACTAATACGTGTCCATAAACTGTACTCCATGTATTAACATCTCTCATAAATGAATCCCAAGTTCTTCCTTCAAAGTCAGCATCTTGTAAAAACATTTCTAATTCTGGTCTATTTTTTAATGAACCAAAATCTCTTTTAGGTTCATTTCTATATAAGAAGCTGTTATAAATGTGTGTTATACTTTTAACATGGTTGTCGTATGGCGTACTTGCTAAACGTTTTCCATATTCTTTATTACTTTCATAAACATAATTCGTTAGGTACTCACCTTTTGTCCATTCGTTTCCACCCAAATAACTTTTTGAAAGAAATTGCCAATGTCTATAATGAGTTCTATATTCTGGATGAACTCCTAGCTCAGTATAATTGTCGTGTAATGATTTTGGATCTTGATTTACTGTATAATCTGTCATTTTATTTTGCTATCCTTACTGACCAATTTAATTGTGGTTGTACATTGTATTGTCTTGTAATTGGAAACAAGTAACTTACACCATATCCCAATGCATCGTTCATATGATCATGGCCAGAATCTTTATCTGGTTGTGATGTACCCGGTTTATATATTTGTCTTTCTAAACAACTAATTAATTTTTTACATTTAGGATGAATTAAGATTCCTCTCTCACCGTTACCATTACATAATTTTGAATTAACTGAATTTATTCTATCTCTAACTGGCATATGTTTGTTTGGTGCCTTTACAATAAAACCTGCATTAGCAAGTATACTTAAATCCGTACGTCCACCCGAACTAGATTTACGTGCTTTTGCACTGGGATCAGGGTAGGCAAATATTTTAGTTCCTGGGAATCTTGAATATATTTCATTTACTAATTCATCTGTATTACTTCCATACATTTCTATTTCATCAATAACAATTATTTTATTATTATCTATAACAAAACATACTGCCGACATCGGATCAATATTCATATCAATTGAAATATGAATCATTTTTTGTGGTGTTGTAAATCTAAATTCTTTTACATTTTCTGATCTCTTAAAACCATAATAAACTAATCCACTGTATGTAACAAATGTTGCTAAAAATTCTTGTTCAAATGTTTTCTTATCTAAATCTCTTTTTGCTTCTTCTATTTCTTTTTGATCTACAAAGGTTCCTTGTATAGTTGTAAAGGTGTGACTTGACCAACTATCATTTGTTGTATCTAGTCCTTCTTGATATAAATCATATAGAAAATTTCCAACGCCTTTTGGCGTACCGATAAACAATGCTTTTCCTTTTGTATCAGCAAGACTTGGTCTTAAAACTTCTGACCATGCTTGTGGTGGTATGTTTGCCGCTTCATCTAATACTAAGAAGTTTAATTTTGCTCCTCTTAAATTTTCAAATCCAGCACCGTCTGCACCTTTTAAGCATATTTTACTATTATTTTTTAACACAATAGATAATTCCGCTTCATTTATTTTTTTAACCCAGTTTAAATTGTTTAATCTTGTTTTTAATTGATCCCACCAAACATATTTTGCTTGTCTATAACTTGGTAACACTGCCCAACATATTTGATTTGGCATTCTAGCATGATAACAAATTTCTCTTATTGCTAAAGTTGTTTTGCCAAATCTTCTTCCGGCTACTATTGTGCGGAACCTAGTTTGGTCTTGTGCTACTGTTTTTTGTGGTACTGATAATTTCATTATTCTTTATCTTCCTCCCACGGTAATGGTGTTGAATTTTCTACTGCATTAGGGTCTTCTTTTTGATCCAAATAATTTTTCCCTAACCAAATCTGTAATCTTTGATCTCCAGCAAGGGCCTTTTCCCATTGTGCTTGTCTTAAACTTGCTTTTCCTTTTGCTCTACCTTGTTCTATAGCTTTATTAAATCTTCGTTTAACACCTTCACCAGTCATACCTATAATGTAACCTATTTCTTCATAGGTACACATAGTAGATGCTAATCTCTTAATCATCTCCTGATCGTGTGTTTTATATTTCTTTCCTCTGTTATCTGGTACTATTCCCATTATCTTAACTGTTTGTCCTCACATATAATTCTAAAGTGTCTTACATCCGTATCACCATCTGTCGTTACTACTTTTACTTCAACTGGATATACATTTCCAGCAGTTCCTCCATTTACTCTTAATACAACCTTAGTTGTTGTTGCGGATACATCCACCGCGTGGGAAGTTGGAAAGGCCAATGGACTTGCATCTCCTGAAATTGTTCCTAATGTAACTGTAGGCTCGCCTGTAGAGTCATCTAATAATGTATCTCCATCATTTAGATAATTTGTCCAGTCCAAAGAATAAGTTATATTTGCATCGGGGTCCTTCACGATATAAATGCCCCTATTATCACGAAGATATCCTGTTAAATCAGACATTTATAGTATCCCTTCTCTTTGAACTAACGAATGCTGGTCGTTTAATTTTAAAATTGCGTGTTTCTTTAAGTAGGTTATAAATTCTTGTTTCAGGTTTAACATTAAAACTCCTTGAATCGTTTTGTAAAATAAAACTTCTTGTTTCTGCTGTTACTGTATTTAAGCGTGTTTCATTGTTTAATGTAAATGTATTAAATGGATCAACAAGTAATATACTTCTTGCTGTTACGTCAATAGTAACATTAGCATCAATAGTTGATATTGCTATATCTAAATCTAAAGCACTAACACTTATAGTTGCCGTAATAGGTAATGTTGCTTTCCCTCCTGCCAACAACATTGCTGTTACGTCAATAGTAACATTAGCATCAATAGTTGATATTGCTATATCTAAATCTAAAGCACTAACCGTTACACTTGAAGAAATAGATGGTGAACTTATTGCAACTGCAGGAGCAAGTACTCCAGCAACTGTAACTGTACCCGAAGCAATAGATAATACTGTTGCTAAATCTAAATCTAAAGCAACAATTCCACCTTCTACGTAATCTAATGCAACGTAATCATATCTTACATAAAGATCACCTATTGTAACATTTATTTCTAGTGTTGCTGTTGCTAATAATGTAGCCATTCAATCTCCGATTATTATAAACTAAAAATTAGTCTATTGTAATAGTTAAAGCTGAGGCGTTTATTTGTAAGGTGTCTCCATCTGATATAGTCTTGGATGCCGCTAAGGCTCCATGAGCTAATAGATTACCCGAACTTGATGCATCAAATATTCCAATATGTGTAATAGTACCCCAAGCACCGCCAGACGCCGCCGGAAAAGTAATTGCTGAACTGTTTGTAATTGAACTATTATCTGTACCTGCTGTAGCTGAAGATGTCTTGTTATCTATTTGTACTCTTGCGTATCCTGAACCACTTGCTTCTGTTCCTGAAGCTGAATCTGTTGGATCTGATGTGAATGCTCCAATGTATGCATTTGGAGTTGCAAAAGCTGTAGATTTGAACAATAAATCTAATATCTTAAGCTCGGCATACGTGGAAAGTGCTGTCATTAAAATTCCTCCTTTAAAGGTTGTTATTACGTAACGTTGTTATTTAATGATTTTTTAGAAAGAATAATATTATATTGTTTCTATGAATTTTTTACCTGATAAGTTTTCAACTTCTTTAACTAGGGCTTCCATGTTGACCCTTACAGTTTTACCTGTTCTTGTGTTCTTAGAATAGTATTCCCATTCACCTTTTTCATTGTGCGGTGATATCTTAGTCACGTTGCCCGCTTCATCCTTCACATGCACTTCTGATGAACCTGAATCATCCTTGGCATATATCCAACTGAAGTCTGCACCGTGTGTGGGATCACCTGCTTGGTTGTCCAATCTTATTGCACCCATCCTTGATGATGCCGTGGCATCCGCTGAATAAAAAGCATATTTGTTTGTAATTGATGATGGACTTGGATTTGTGGAAGCATAAAAAGCATAAGCATTTGTAACCGCAGTTGTTCCAGAACCAGCCGCTTCAACACCATTTGCGTAAAACTGATAAACATTTGGAATTGATATTGTGGAACCTGAATTTGGAGCTGTCTTGGTCCAACTAGAATAAACCGCTACTCCTACATTTGTAGAAGATGAATCCGAAGCATTAAACGATATATCACCTGAATCACTTGTTCTAATATAAACTCCTACAAAAGTTCCAGCGGCATTTCCAATTTCTGAATCCTGTGCAGAGGTATTCCTTACAGTCGTCTCAATTGCTTGACTAATTGGACCTCTGCTTATTCTTCCATCTGATTCTGTTGCTGTTGTGCCACACCCGTTTAAGTCTAAATCTACTACATCATATTGTCTCCATCTATCATTTGAATTGCTTGTCGTTGCCTGACCTGAATCCAATTTAATATTCATTATCCTATTGTTGCGATATACTTTTTCATTTGATATGGTATGAGCTAAATCTTCATAATACAAATTATTAGAATTATTCCATCTGGCACTGGTGCTCCAATTAGAAAAATTCCCACCATTAGCAGATATATTAACCATTCCAGTTCCGTTTGCTGATAGTTCTAAACTATCGTTGGATCTTGATGTTGTAATTGTGTGGTCATGTAATGTAATCGCATCATTTCCTATTGTTCCTGTTGCTGTAATATTTGTTGTTGCTGTTATGGCACCTGTCGCGGCTAAA